TGTGTATGTATCTCCCGGCCCGCGTAGTGGAGAGCTGAAGTGGTCTATAGACGCATTTGGAATTTCGACAACAGACGTGCCATCTATAATGGAGGTAGTGGTATATGGAACGAACTAAGCTACTATTCACGGATGGCCGGCCCCTACAAGCACGAGAGCTCATAGAGATGCAGGATCTCCTCCACCTGCATGTAGAGGAGATGAGCCGCAGTCTATACGATGTCTATTACCTAGCAGAGGTAGATATAATATGGGCGCCCCCCAGTCTAACAATACGAGGTGGTCTGATATATATAGAGGAGGAGGGTTGGTATCGCATCAATCCAGCTCAGCTAACTATAACCGGTAACGCCAACGTTACACTCCGCATATACCGGATAGATTATGATGGGCGCAGTACCCTATTCCCTGAACCAATAGTAGGGCAGGACGGTTACCCATTCCTGCAGATATCGGGGGGCCAGATACTCATATACGATGGTAAGCGATTCAGTCGGGCCCCGCGCAGTAAAGTAGCGTCACTCGAGGAGGCCATAGAGTTAGTAGACAAAGAGGTATACGGCAACTACATCCAGCGAGGCCTAGAGGTACTGGGCCTGCGCTTCGATAATGCACTAGAGATAGACCTAACACAGAACCAACCTATTCAACGTCTGGCCGTCCAGCCCGGCCGGGCCTTCATAGATGGTAAGATAGTGGATCTATACGAGCCTGTCTATCTGCCCATGGTGGCTAGTGGTGAGATCGTCATAGATAAAAAGGGTGAGGTGAGAATAGGTACGGGGCCCCTCACGCTAGCACGTATACGCGATAGTGAATTAATAGCCAGCGATAATAGATGGGTAGAGCCCGGCCTACTGCGAGATCTACAGATTAAGTTGAACACACTACGAGAGGAGGCTATAGATATAGCCTTAGAACGACTTAACTTCTACTCGGGGGCCCCGCGTATTCTAGAGAGCGGCTTTGTAGAATCCTTCCAGAATACACTGGGGACTGACATCACAGCTCCTGGCTTTGATTGTGCTATGACAGGTTACATGACACTACCTACCTCGTATAACACGATCAGGCCCGATAACCTAACTATAAGCGGTAGTAGTAATGTAACCATAACGGAGTCTGGAGGGAGTCTACAGACGGCGTATCTGCGGCCTGCCCCTGGTCTCATAATTGATCAACGACGCGCTACAGGCAGTCTGGGACTAGCAGCCCAGACACGAGACGTGCGTATGACGCTCAACCCACCAGTAGTAGCACCCGATGCAAGGCGCATCGAGTACCAGGTAGGGCGTCTCACTATAGCCACCGAGGCAGTGCAGGTCACAATCACTATACAGGGTCTGCTATCTCTAGAGAGTGGTATAGTATTACAGATAGACGGACGGACTCCCCAGGCTACAGTAACCCGTGGCTCTATAGAAGACGGACGCTATAGGGCTGATGTCAGCGGCATACTAGTAGCAAATATAGCAGTCCCTTCTAGTAGCGCAGCACTATCTATAACAGCAACAGGAAGTGGATGGACAATAGGGCAGTGTCTGGAGTTTGGTTCCACTGGAGCCCCTGCACCAGCTGTAGTACAGGTCAGGGAGGGTATGGCACAGCTGTTTACTCTATCAACAGCCAATACTATAACGGGTATACGCGTATATCCTGCGGGGGCCATAAGCGCTTGGGTGAGTCTAGTAGCAGCACCCAATAATATACCAGAGGAGAGGGAGCTAGGACGGGTCCGCCTGCAGATAACGAGCGGTAGCCCTGATACACCAGTAGAGTTGACCTTCGACCCGCCCATCAATCTAGTGGCAGGTAGTTACTGTGTGGTCATTAGTGCTACTAGCCCGGGCTCTATGTACATCAATACAAACGCACAACCTGCTATATCACGAAACCAAGAAGGGCCCGACATACCCGGCTACCTCCTGACACGCAGTGGTAGTAACTGGCAGCCACAGACCAATAGTGATCTAACATACCAGCTAATAGGAGGGAGTCTAGGTTCGACAGGCTATATAGATTTCACCTATAGCCCAGCGCCTGAGGCGGATACTCAGGTAGACCTAACACAGCTCAATAGCCTCTGGAGTTATAACCTAGGTCAGGGGGGCTCATTCTCTACCTTCTATAGGGAAGGGCAGGAGCTAGTGCCCTTACCCGAGCGAGCTACGGAGCTGCCAGATAATCTAGAGATGAGGCTAGTACTCTTTACTACAGGTACGACACCCATAGTCTACCTCAACAGGAGTATGCTGATTATAGGGCGGGCTCGTTCTAGAGCTACCTGGATCAGCATAGATTATCCTACGCGTGATTACACTAACGTCAAGGTTATATACCGCGCCTTCCTACCGCAGGGTAGTCGTGTAGTAGCCAGTGCCAGCTCCAATGGGGGCCAGACCTGGACTGAAATGCCTACTCCTACCTCTACACTGGTAGATGGTAATATACCCCTCATTGAGAATGAGACTACATTGTCCGGTCTCACTCCCACTGTATTAGTGCGTCAGGGTGATAATGATGTACCATTGGCTAGAAATCGCATACGCATTAGATTACAAATAATCGTAAGCGGCGCCATAACTAGATTACCCTATGTCTCGAGCCTGCAGTGTCTGACATATTAGAGAGTATAGTAGCGCGTATACCAGTTAATCACGCTGTGCCCCTCATCATAGGGTCACTATATCGTCGTACTGTATCACAGCTGGCAGCGCGGGGCTACGATAATAGACTGGCCCTATTATTACAAGGCCTCTCTATAGCTGACTTTACAGATGAGGAGCTCGATTACCTAACAACGCTACCACTAGGCCTCCTAACGGCAGGTATGACTAGTACGTATAGAGAGCTGTATTACCGCGGGCAGTATATTTATATACCCTCTTATCTATCTGACCACACCATAGCCCAATTTCTAGTAATAGCGGAGAGCCTGCGTGAGTAATACCTTATCTTTAACTAGTACTATACCATTGGGTCATCCCGTTAGAATAGCGTATTTTGATTTATTAGGTCAAGATGACTTTAATGCGCCACTACCGGTTAATGATGTTATTTCTAAATTAAGAGAGGTACCTAGTGGCTTTAGTTCTCCTTATATAGAGCTCCTAGCTCAATTATTAGTAACAGCAAATGGTCCCTTAGAAAACAAAGTAGTAAACGAAGTAAAAGCAACAATTGCAATATCTGGTAATAATCCTAATGTTCCAGCTATGCAAGTGGTGATAGACGATAGTACTTCTAGAGTAGAACCTGCTCCGCCTGCCTTAACAACTGGCACTAAGCTGGGGTTAGATGATGTAGTACCAGGTAGGGAGTATAACGTTAACTTCTATCTTAATCCTCCTCCCTACGATAGCGATATAAATCTTCTTGTAGAACTATTAGATAATGACCTATTAAATGATGAAGCCAAAAGAGAGGCTATAAAGTACCTCAAAGATACAATTCCTACATTGCCTATTAGTGCGGACCTTACCCAGGAAGGAAAAGACAAGGCCAGTGCGTATATAGCAGGACTTGCCACTCCGCGTAGTACAGGCATACCTGCAGGTGATGAAGTAGATCTTTCTAAGGGGGATGCCAGCAAATTAACAACTAAACAGGAGCCGACTATAACGTATCCACCTGCGGCAGACTGGGGTATGAGGGTTACACAAGTAGACACTAATAAGAGTTATTTCTTTAGTCTATTGCCGGCTATGGACTCAGTTATACCTATGACAGCGAGTAAGGATGTACCCAACGCACTGCCGGGATTACACATACGAGTTAAGGCTAATATCGCTAAGTTGAGGGTACCAGGCAGCACACCTATCTACCAGCACATGGGGATAGATAGTGTGATGATAACTGTAGTAGGGATGTTCACTGGAGTGGATGGCGATAAACCGAGCCCGGCTACCTATCTATCTCATGCTACTGGTAAGGATAAGGTCGGGACTCTTATGGCTAAGCTAGATACTTATGGCGCTATGCAGAGTTTTTACGAGCACGCATACCTAAGCGGAGCTGATCTAGACGTAGAGATTAACATGGCACGCTACCAGGCCTTCGACGTAAAGGAGGGGGTAATACGCTCAGCTAAGACAGGTAATCCCCGCTTCCGTGGGCACTTATCACTACTTGAGGTAGCACATGCGCGTAGTGATAGAACATACTATACTCTACAGTTCGAGACGCGCTCTCTAACGGAGGATAAGTGTGAGATAACTAAGATAGAACACATACCAGCTAGTCTCAAAGAGGCTATAACCCAGTCTACATCAGAAGAGCTGTCCACTGAGGTGGACGGCGCCCTGAATATGGCTGAGGATATTGAGATGGCTAAGCAGGGAAAAGATGGCAAAAAACTAACTGTATGGGAGAGTGGGAGACCTGACCCCACCGATCAGCGCCGTTGCGTATATGAGGTATGTAATAAGGATGGGACATGCAGATATTACGTCCTATATGTAGGACGATTATTTGAAGTAGTTGATACAGAAGTAATAGAGGAACTTAAGAATGATAGATAGTGAAGCAAGTATTGAGACTACAGTGCAGGCCGTTACTATAGTCACAGGCTCTATACCTACGACTATTGCCATTGTAGGAGGAGTAGTAACAGCAGCATCCGCCGCAGGTGGCAGGGCTGCTGCGGGCGATGTCATTAATACAGTTGATAATAGAGATAGCAGGCAATACACGCCTGTTGAGGTAGCCATGGACGCAGTAACTATACTGGCTCCTACTAAAATAGAAACTGCAGCGCTTGGCAAAGTAGTTGGTGTTGGTACTAAGGTTGCATCTACCTCAGCACGACTCGCGGGTAAGGTTGTATTAAAGACTGGTATATTAAATACTGGGCCAGGTGCTAAGATAACTGGTAGCCTGGCTCGGTCTACTCAAGGCGTTCGTAGCGCCATTCTCTCTACTGCTAATAAGGCTAAGAGTAGCGCAGTAAACTTCACACAGCGCACCACTTCCGGTATACTACAACCTCCCTCAAATTATATTAGTAGTAGTAACGTCGCGGCTAGGTTCACTAGGTTTATAACTCCTGGTCTAGGTAATGTAGCTAGCGCTTCTCCTAATAATGTTGTTAATAATGCAAACGCCTTAACAAGAAGGAATATTCCTAATATAGATAAGGTAAGTCAAGAAAGTGGCGACATAGCCATCCAAATGCGTAATGAGAATGTATCTATAGATGATGCGTCTAGATGGGTAGCTGATAATTACCCAAGTGCTGATGTTGAAGAAGTACTCCGTGCTAGACAAATTATACGTAATAATATTGATTTTCCAGTAGAAGATGATCCTGCTTCGTTAACCACTACTCTGTACAAAGAAGGTTATAGACCACAGGACATGAACCCGGCCGAATTAGTTAATTATATTAAGAATGTTAGGCCCGGCGTATCTGATAGCGTTGCGACTAGTTTAAGGTATCAGGTACTCAGTGAATATAATGAGAAGTATCCCAGAGCTATAACTGATGAGGGTGTATACAATGACATTATAAAAATTGCTAATACTCTACGCCCAGGCACCACTGAGACCCAGAAGCTCAAGGCTCTTGAAGGTATCTCTGATAAAAAGAGAGCTCTTAGAATACTTAACGAGATACTAGATCAAAGATTAATTAGTAATATAAGAATTACTTCAGTAAAACCTCCAGAAGAGGTACCTCCTCTTCCACTTAATCCTGACGGTACCCCAATTACTTCAACCCCTATTGTAGACTCTATTGATAATGAATCTATTATTACTATAGACTATACATTCGATACTATTGATTTTATAGCACCTATACCTACGAATACATTAACCGCGCCAGCTATACCAGTAGGATCACCCCACAATACATTACAAACTAATACAGATGCTGGTAACACACCTGTATCTACGCCGGCCTCTCCAGCTAATAAGGTTATTTCTATTACGGGAGGGGGCGTCATATCAGAAGAAGCAGTTGCTAACCAGCTTACTGCAGAGATAGGAAACTACTCGATAACGGATTCAGTACTTAGAAAGACAATAAGGGTCAATCTAGAGAATAAACAGGCAATAATTGAAGATAGTCAGATAGAAAGCATATTAAATCTAGTCAAGCAAAAGATTAATCCCGGGTCTCCAGTAGTAACTAGAGTAGCTAATACAGATGATATACAGGATATGCAACTACCTGATGAGCTGGGTACGCCTACTAATCAAGTGGTAGGGCAGGCCCCAGATACTACAACTGGTCGGGCTACTATTAACGATTCTATTCCGTCTGTACAAATAATACAAATAGCAAAGAATCAGGCACAAGCAATATTAAATGCTAATCCCGACATAGATCCTGATACGCTATCTAATAATCAGATACTCGCTCTTGTTGACGTAGCCTTTGCGATAGATTTTAACAAAGATCCATTTGCTGCTGCTGTACGTAATTATATAAAAATTCTGAAATAAGGGAGGGTCTAATGAGATTACTGATATACATAGGTCAGTCTGTAACTATGAGATATCTAGTAGGTAAGGTAGAGTCTCAGGTGACGGGTACGCTATCTATTACTGATAAGATAGTGACAGTGGGGCCCGCCCGTTCTAACCTACGAGATGTACTGACTATAATACAAGGCAATAATACTATCTATACTAGGCCAGATGGCACGCCGACCTATAACGCCCCGGTGGCGCAGACACTAACGCGTCCGTTTAGCTGGGCTGCTGACGCAGAGGCGGCTGTGATAGAGTACCTAGAACAGGGTATAGCGCCAGAGGTACAGCTCATACGCCGTACTGCGCTAGTCACATACATAGATATTATCGTAGTAGAGGCAGTCAGATTAATTGATAATGACCTCATATTAGAAACAGCAGTAGGAGACGTAAGAATTGCAGTCAATGAAATACTTCAGATTACTACTGGAGTTCCATCTCGATGGAGTGATAGTATAATAGACCTGGAGGTATGGTTAGAATCTCTAGGCTCGGGACGCTTCTACATAGATAGAATAGGAGACGCCACAACGATAGAAGCAGATAAAGTCTATACTAGTCGGGGCCGTCAGATAGTAGGTAGACTAGGGGATATAATTGTAACGATGCCAATAGAGACAGTAGAGAGTGTGAGACAAAGCAATAAGACGTGGTTTAATACCCGGCCGCCGCGAGGGCCTATAGTTCCTGACCTAGGTCTACTCCGCGCTGCTACTAGGTTTATACGAAACTACACAATAAATGAGACTATAGGAGCAGAGTTATACGATGCGTATCTAATAGATAGTACTCGTATAAGCAGCCGCGCCATGTATTTGCAGAACGGTTGCATAATATTAGCAAATGGTCCAGAGAGCTGGTGGGTCAGTGTAAGAGATGTAAGGTTACTGACGGCTACTATGTTCTCTGGTCTATCAGTTAATACACTTATACAGCCGGGCAGGTCTACTCCACAGGCCCGTACTGTGCCTATACAATCATCGATAGGCGTAATATATAGGGAAGGTGACTATAAGCCCATATTCTTCTTATCTATAAGAGAATGGAGTAATATATTCATTCTTGCTACATACGAGAATGATAATTACCTAGTAGCTAAAGAGGAGATTGGCCGAATTGAGTACTATTAAACCATGGCAAGAACTAGTAGCAGAACAGCGGCGGCTCAACCCCGCGCGGCCTTATCAGCCGCAGGCAGGTCTATTTGAGTATAAGGGCCTAGATGCACTAGTCGAAGAGGTAGAGAGTTACACATGGGTAGGAATTCAGTGGCTGGGCGGCGATTTATGGGGCCGCCGCGGCTGGCAGGAGATAGCCGTATTTGTAAGAATAGATGGCCAGAGCTGGCCCAATAGGCGATATATCTACTTACCAGTAGATTTAGTACAGCATCTCCTGCCATATATACCAATGGTAGATGATGGTTATACACTACGTTATCCCTCAGCGGATGATCTGGTACCTATATTCAATGGTAAGGTGGTGTTGTTAAGTAGTCAGGGTATACACCCCCTATTACCCGGCTGGGTATGGACTGGGCGAGTGATATGGCCTTACTATGAATATCAGCACGTATCAGGTGATATAGCCCCGCCTGATACTCTCCAGTGGAGTAAGTTAAGACCTACTAATCTACTAGATCCCCTTGGTCCACCAAGCGTAGAGCAGATGACGCGTACACTACCTAATCTAGTAGGTGAGTTACCCACTAGATTAGAGAAACCCTGGATAGGAACGTATACGGGCTGGTCCACTATTAATTATGGTGAGGAGACGACGCTATATCAATATAGAGCCCAGACTCAGGAATTATTCCTACTAGATAGCCCCCCATTATTAGATAGTATTTTATACAAACAGCAGTGGTTAATTGATAGGGTGCGCCTCAGTCATAGAATTGTACAGGGCGTAGTTATACAGCAGACAGTAACAGCAATATTGAGATTATGGTAACTAAGCTAGATCTAGTTAAGGATAGAGCTATTATACGGGGGGCCCTCTGGGATCTACTGACTATACTACGTCAGGGAGATCTAACAGCAATGCAGTGCCGGGGTCAGATACGAGATGAGGAGGATGGTGAGTTATTCGCTAACTTTGAGTTTGAGCCTCTGATTACAGTAGATAGAGATGGAGTGATCTACACACGTATTAAACCCTATCTAGGTGCCACACGTACTAGGCAGATACCTACTACAGCACCGCGTCAGACGTGGTTCTATGATATAGAGCTATATGACCCCCTCGATGATGATATAGTGTATAGAATCATCGACGGCGCTGTAGAAAGCCGTCTTAACATAACACTACCTTAACATGTACACAAGAGCACTATACTCCTTCCTACTATCTCAGATTAACACTAATCTAGTAGTCATTCTAATCAATCGACCCCAATTAGGTATCGGTAATGTATTAACCCCCAATGAGATAGATGCCCGCCTGAATATCACTATGGCTGAAGCAGCCCTCTGGGAGATTAGTAGTTATAGTAGATTTATTGTCACTACCCCAATCATCACTATCCCAACGCGTACAGCACCCACTGCTAGTCTGGTTAGTACTGCCACATTCACGCCATCAGGGGGGACGATAGGGCCCTTCACTCATGCACTGGTAGTACGGGGGGCTAACCTAACTGGTGCCAGTCCAGCTAATGGTAATAACCGCGGCAGTAACGTGGGCACTGTAGTGCACATAGAGACCGTAGTTAGCGCACCACTCTCGGTAGCACCACCTGCAGTATACAATTACACTATCAATTTACTGCTCAACGAGCAGACATGACCCTTGTAGCTGCGGCCTAGTAGAGGGGCCAGCAGGGTATATTTCTATGGCCTCCTCGACTGTTAGTGCCATTCATTCCCATACCAGTCAAGTACATGCGCGGTGCCTGCTATTGACCACATAGTGAGGGGCATACTACTAAAGCGTCGCTGTCTAAACCCATTATTCACTGTGATTAACCTCGAGTCATTAATTAGAACACGGGCCCCTGCACTATTAGGGGCTCTGCCACTATTAGATTGGTGGATAATACAATTACTCAGTAGTACTGATTACCCTGTCGTAGTTCTCAATAGGGATATACATTCTGTTAGAGTGCCCGGCCCCTACGACATGATAGATAGTAGGGGTAATTTTATCATGCGCTCAGAATTAGATAGCTGGGGTCTAGAACCACTGCAGAGAGCCGTCCTCTCTACTAAGGCGGAGGGCAGTATAAGCGCGTACATACTACGGTCAGGTAGCTCCAGTACTATTATAATCTACACTGCATTCTCTCGAGACAATAGTCTAGACCAAGAGGTACAGCTAGAGACTCCGCAGAATACAACTGTAACGACTATCCGCTTCAATTCAACTGTGCCCTGGACACTACGCTATATAGAATCGCCCCCTCGCTTAGAGGTACCAATACCAGACGAGTATATAGAGCTAGAGATAGACGCGGGCCCCTATATTATGAGTACCGTATCATCTATATATCTGAATCCATCACTACCAGTAAACACAATATCGGGCCCTGCAGCAGTACACATGATACCCCAAGGTGACGTATTCTATGTTGCTATAAATGAGAATCCTAATTTAGTCAAGGCCATACAACCTGACATAGACATAACAGAATACACAGAGACTAAGAATATGTGTATGGAGGTGACACTTGGCGCGTAAACGTAAGCTGGATCCAATAGAACTATTCGATGAGTTAGTGTATGAGGGCCTAGCTCAGGTTAGGACTAATCACGTTATAGGTATAGTTGAATTTGCAGAGCAGTATCTACTGGCCCCCGGCGATACATTATTCCCGCCTCAGAGAGCTATACTGCGCGCTCTCTATAATGAGCCCCTACCAGAAGATGAGCTAGCTATATTACAACGATGGGCTGAGCAAGATGTAACCACCTGGGTACCAGACCGCCCCTACGTCAACATGGTACTAGAGTGCGGGCGACGAGGAGGTAAGAGCGTGCTAGCGAGTATATGCGTGCTCTATGAATTCTATTGCCTTATCAACCTAGATAACCCAGCTAAGCACTATGGTCTCCTGAGTGGATCCCCTATAGCTATATTTGTTATAGCGCGAAGCGGGGCCCAGGTCAATGAGACACTATTCGGCGCAATCAGGGGCTACGCTAGCCAGAGCGCGTACTTCAAGGGGCTAGTGAACAGTGGTCAGATAGAGATACTCACGCAGGAGATACGTTGCCCGACTAAGAATATAGCCATCTACGCTAAACACACTAACTCGCAGTCCCTAGTAGGTTATTCTCTCAAGATGTTAGTTCTAGATGAGGCGGCCCGCTTCGAGTATAACGAGCTAGGGGAATCGAAGGCAGATGATATATGGAGTAACGTAGCTAAGGGGCTGAGTACCTTCGGTGATAAAGGTAAGAAGATAGCCATTAGTTCTGCTTGGGGTGAGGGGGACTACATACAGAATCTCTATAAGGTAGCGACACGCGATGCGCGCATGGTGGCATTCCGTCTACGCACCTGGGATATCAATCTACGACCAGAGGTCAGTGAGTATAGCCTCAAGAATAGTGAGGACTACATACGCGATCCCGTGACAGCAGCTCTGGAGTATGAGGGCATACGCTCTAGTAGGCACGGCTCCTTCTTCCAGAAGGAGTATATAGAGGAGGCAGTTAAGGGTCTCTCTTGTCTGGATGCGCGTTCTATACCACTGGATATAGCCAATGGTGATGATACTCGCCATTACGTATCACTGCAGATAAATAGACTAGAACGACTCAGTGAGGGTCGCTCCTATCTACACGTAGACTATGGGCTCAAGAAGGATAGTGCCGCTATTGCCTTCGTAAGGAGCACTAAGCTAGAGGATGGTAGATGGGGCGTCATAGTAGATGGTCTATTAGTGTGGAAGCCCTATAGTGATAGAGATGATAGGGGGAGGGGCATACAGCGTATAGTCTCCTACCTAGATATAGAGGAGAAGTTAGTACAGATATGTCAGGCCCGCCATATTAGTCTCTGCTCATTTGACTCATACCAATCTCAGTCCACTATACAGCGACTACACGCTCACGGCATACGCTCTACTGAGATGAGTACCACTAATACAGCGCAGCTGAGTTACTATAACCTAACGCGACAACTACTCAATGAGGGTCGACTGATACTACCTCGCGATAGTACCTGGACGCATAGTCTGATGGCCGAGATGGGCGGTATATTACAACTGGCTAGTGGTAAGATAACTCACAACGAGCGGGCCAGTGGTAAGGACATAATAGATGCTGTAGTCAACGCTGTATTCAACTGTGTTAAGGAGGACAGCACTCTCATGGGATTCAGTATGAGTTCTAGTGGCATTAAGAGTATCAGTAGCAAGACACTCAAGAAGAATAGAGAACTAACTACAGCTCGCGGTAAGGGCTTACTACTAGCAGCGCGTAAGCGGCGGCCCTCAATATAGTCAAGTCCACAATAGATAAGCTCATCTAATCCATGATGTATTAAAAGCTGTCCCCAGGCGCGCCATAACCATAATGAAATTATCTCCAGTTGTATTTAAGTTCCAGGAATTATTCAGCTCGTGGCGATACTACCTGTATATCACACCGCCGCGTTCTCTCCGTGGGGTCACGCCTGGCACCAGTCAGAGAATACACCTCCAGTCGACTATACCACTACGCTTATTGCTGGCCCCCTGCGAGCCAGAGTATATACCGCTAGCCTACCCCCAGTACAGCACGCCGCGAGCCAGCGAGGCATTCAGACTAGAGAATGCCTATAAGATAGAGATCTGGAGATGGAGACAACAATCTAAGGTACCAGGGCGCGTAGTCCTGGACTATCAAGAGTCATTAGTAGACACACGATACTGGTGGATAGGTACGTCTACCGGCCGCGAGCGTATAGAGGTGACACCGGTAGACAATATAATTAGTTTATTCGATTACCCCGATATACTGACAGGCATCATTGTTAAAGATGCACTGGGTGCTAGTGTAGATTACACCGTCAAGGACCAGAGCACTAGTCGAGCAGAGCGCTTCAAGGCAGAGATACAATTACCTAATAATGATCCCGTAGTAGTAGAATACGATACACCGGTAGTGCCGGTAGAGGTCTCCTATACAGATAATATAGAGGTCAATGAACAGTGGAATCGGATCTACTAAAACAAATAGAGGCGGCGGGTAAATACCCATCGGCTGGTGTTGGTTCACTAGAGGGCCACTCTAGCCGATTCGGCGTGTCATCTCTTAGTGAGACTCAGCGCTTTCTAAGAGATGCGCGCCCAGGTACTCTACAAGCAGCTTTGTTTTCACACAATAGGTTCCACTCGGATTTTACCCTAGAGTTATTACACGATACTTTTAATAAAGAGAGCTTCAGGACAATAGGCCAAGAGAGGCAAGATAAATTCTATCAGAGCATGAAGCCATATATAAAGATGGCAGAGGGTATATTTACTAATGAGATGGATTTATATGATAAGGTAGGTGGTACTGTCGTAGTTGACATGACTATATCTAAGAGAGAGTCAGAGGCATTAAAGGCGGCATCTGATAATCTAGACGTCATACCCTATACTGCTGATAATGATCAGGGTACTACGCTGATGCACTCTAAACTCGAGTTGATCACCAGAGAAGACGGTACCAATGTAGGTAGAATACACACGGCCCCTTATATAACAGAGTACGGAACTAATGCCCTCGAGATAGGAGCGGTAGTATCAGGTATCGCAGGAGCCGGCGCTATAATATCAGGCAGGGCCCCCCGACTAGGTATAGTAGGAGCTATAGCCGCTCCTCTACTCATGGGCGCTGGCGTAATGCTCAGGAATACTAATAGTAGTCTTCTTGACATAGGCCTTAAGTCTGATAAAAAGGATGTATTCTACGAAACCAGTAAGCCTAAGTTTGTTACTGAACTCCGTACTTATATGCGTTCCCTAGCAGAGGGCAGGGAGCTAGATACTTCTAGCAATAGATTCATCTTAGGTGAGTCAGAAGCTATATTAGCTATGACCCGCGACGCGCAGAGGGCCAATGGCATAGTACTGAGCCCAGCAAGCTGGAGCCTAGCTCAAGCAAGAGATGATGGTGGAGAAATCATCAGTCGAGATAATAATTTAGATAGGACTCACTACGCCAGACTAGAGAACTTCGAGAACACTATAGTAGAGCGGGCGTCCGACATACCAGTATTAATGGCTACTAGTGGCCAGGTAGATTCCAATGTACACCATCGTCTGCAGCAGGCTGGCGTTATAGTGGGCTCTAACGTAGGCACTCATTATAATAAACACCTATTTGAGAATATAGACGAGAAGGGCACCGATGTACTTTATATGGGCACTCGACGTTTCAGTGCTCAGCACAATAGGGAGATCATGATACGGTTGACTAGCGAGGATGACCCCGCTGCCTTCGCGTATTATAAGGGCATGTTATTGTCTGATAATGAGTTCAACGTCTCCGATATAGCGATGACGCAGATGGGTTATACCAATAAGTCATTTATACGTGCTACTACTGGTACTACTATATCTCAACTACCCAGCTTCCTGGGGGCCTCTCATTTCTATGAGGTGGCTATCAATAACGCAGCCCGCGCTCGAGTAAGCGGGCACTTAGACTGGAGAGAATCATTAGAGTCTTATACCAATAGGCCGGGCATAGCCGCACAGAACTACCTAGCGCGCGCTGCGCTAAGTGGGGCCCCCAGTGCTGTGCCAGACCAGGTCCGCGATTACGATAGAGCTCTATTATCACCAGGCCTAGGCTCTCTCATTAATGAATACACTATCATGGCCGGCTTCGGCAGGCTATATAAGGATGAGGTGGGGGCCCTACCTAGTATAACGGGGGCCTTCGGTGCAGTACTAGATAGAACACTGACATACTACGGCACGTTCTTCGACTACGATGAGACGCGCGATAGTATGGTACCGGTGGCTGGTGTATACGAGAATGCGCTTACATTTGCTAGTAGCTTTGTAATGACTACAGCGGCCAGTATGGGGCTATACTTCAGTGTAGGTATACCCCTAGGCTATATAACTGCAGAACTAAATAAGTCGATGGTTCAGGGCACTATCGACAGCGCTGTACAGAAGACAAGAGGAAAAAGATATCCTCAGCACACGCCTATACTAGACTTTTCCCCCGTCGATAATTTCGAGTTAGCTAAATACATGCAAGAGGTTCAGGGGCTTAGCGGAGGCACCCTCGACAACTATTACACTAATCGTATAAATACATTGCCCGCTCTCAATAACCTATTTTATAGAGAGAGGGGGTCCACCTTCTTCGAGTATATAACTAAGCCCTTCATACTAGATGTTATGAATCCCTATGAGAGGGGGAGTGCAGAGGACATTAAGTTAAGGCGCTCTGCGGATGCCTTCCACGATTCATTACGGCGCCCTATTGGTCTAGAGGCCACTTTTGAAGAGAGGTCTAACCCAGTCTCGGGTAAGATGGAGCCATTCCTAGTGTCGCTCAAGGCCACTAACATGGGCTTCGAGAGACAACGAGAATTAGCAATACTAATTGATGAGGTAGGGGCTAGTCTACCTGCTGCACCCTGGCGCTGGGGATGGGGACAGGGTAAGGAAGACAGCCGCTCCTTTGTGAGTATGGCAGAGGTATTTAGCTTTAGTGAGATGGCAGAATCCTTCCATAGAATCTTAGGTACTGGAAGCCAGAGCCTCAACTACATAGTCAGTAGTAGCGAGAATAACACTAGCGGTATGAAGGGTCTCCTCATGCGAGGAGGTGCTATGCTGGGGGGAGTAATGCGTTCTACTAAGGCGCGCCTCCAGGGCAATAACTTATTTATGGGTATAGGACCCATAGCAACTACTAATCTAGCTGTAGAGTATAAAGAACTCATGAAGTTAGAGAGACAGATGTTAGTAGAGGACCTACTAACATGGGAGGTAGGTATTAATGGACAAGGTAGTCGTCAGATAGGTAATGTACAAACTAGGGAGCAGCGTCAGTTAGTTGCTAAGTTTGTAGATCAGCTGATAGTCTACAATCAGGCCATACAGAATAGTCCTCACTATCAGCAAGCAGTACAACGGGCAGCGGGGGCTACGGCAGCTCAAGAGGATCTATTCAGGTTAATATCAGGGCGTAATAGTCGCTTCCTGACCTCATCGTTCTTCCGCAATAAGGGTATTATAGGTGCCTCTGTATTAGCCCTTATGAACGTACAGACTGGCCTAGCTAATATACTAGATGCCAGTGGGCCTAGCTTCCTGCGTTCTATTAACCTACAGTTCGGTGCTGTCGACGTAGAGGAGGTGCGCTACAATAACCGCAATCTAGTACTCGAGGGGCCCGTCATGGGGGCCGCCTATACAGCGCTAGCAGTAGCCGGGGGCTATGTAGGTAGTGAGGTATTCGGCAGTATGGCTATTAACCGGTATAGTCTCAGCGATGAGTTGTATGCCAGTGGTGGCAGTCGTCTAATATCCGCAGAGGCGGAGGAGGTACTGAAGCGAGGCACTCTAGTCAAGAAGGGTAATAGATTCATGACGTGGGGTCTAACTACAGCAGCGCTACTATGGGCCCCCCGCGTCATCACTGGTGTAGGTAACTTTATAATGAATACCTTCAACCGCATGACAGGACAAGAGGGACAGGTACTAGACGAGAATTACGCAACAGTAGGTAGTCTCCAGGCATGGAAACAATCAGTACTCAATAGGGTCGATGCAGGCGGGCTAGTTGGCAATAGAACTGAGAGGACTCTAGAGGCATGGTCTGCATTCGTAGCAGGACGTATTAGCGCTCACACACCAGTAGCAGCTATAAGTCGACGGGCCAAAACTATAGAGGTCTACGCGAGTCAGGCCCCCACGTCCTACATACAGTTCTTCATAGCGGAGTCACGGCGCCGTGATTCTGAGATAGATAAGGGCGTATACAGTTATAGTATGGGGGTACAATCAGCACCTGTACTGGGTATCTCTATGAGCGTGTCAGCCCCCCTGGCCTTCGACGCTAATAAGCCTTATGCTGAGGCCTTCATATATAACCAGGAGAAGGATAACGTTATTAATTACATACAGAGCGCTGGTAATGTATCATTAGCAGTATCGTTAACGGCGGGTCTAGTTAGTCTGTCTGCTCTGTTACCAGAGTATGCGCGCTCTAAGATACTACGCGATCCCACGATAGGTGCGGGTGCGAAGGATCTCAGCAATAAGATGACTAACTTAGCAGTACTAGTAGATGACTGGGGCGGCCGGGCTATGAATATACCCATAGCAGGTGCACGAACTGCGGCGGGCTCCTTCTGGCATTACTCAGGTAAGGTAATAGACACAATGGCGGGGTTTAGTTACGGAGCACTACAGGGATTCGACAAGCTAGATAGAAGACTAGCTAAGGTCATAGCTCTGAGTAACTTTATTGTACCGCCTGTGCTAGGCGTACTATTTGGACTAACGGGCACGAGTCCACTAACAAGTTCTCTACTTGTAGGTACTTCTCTGGCCTTTGCGTACTCCTTCGCTATGAAGCACGATCCATGGCGTAAGAATGTAGCGGCGCTACAATCTCGTGTAGCGCGAATAACAGGTATGGATGATATTAAGATAGCCCGCGGTATGCATACGGGTCTACGCAGATGGCGGGCCTATCGCATGCCACTACTTCTTGGCACTATAGCGGGCCTATTCCAGACTAAGACTGGGTGGAATATAAGTGAGGGCATGGACGACAATGTCATAACTCGACTAGCTACAGTAGGGCTCTATGCTGGCGTAAATGCTATGGCAGTAGTAGAACTAGCAGACCTCGGGCTAGACCCAGGCGCTACTATAGAGCGGTATCGTAGAATGAGGGCCAAGGTAGGTAAGATGCACCCACTGAACCCACTAGGTGTACTACGCAAGCTACGTCTAGCCTCTCTTGAGAGGGACATACGATCTGACTTTAATACTGTAGAGACCTACCTATCAGACTACCGTAATAATCGACGGGGCTATCATAGCTTTGATTTACTAGATGAACACCTGAAGACAACTCATGGCACAGCATACCATAGTGCTATGAATGAACACGGCCGACGGCCATCTAACTTCCAGGTACGGGACATTATAGACGAGGCAAATAACTATAGACTAACAGATTACGGTGAGAACCTACGCACCCTAGTAGATAGCCGAGACTACCTCAAGTATAGAAACGCCAGAATACTGGGGCCCGGCGGTAATAGACTATTGCGTTCTGCAGCGGCGCTAGGCACCGTGAACATAGCCGCTACTGCTCTTCTATTAGGTGTAGGTGCTATATTATCTGGCTCAGGTAGTCAAGAGGAAGCAACAGCGGGCTTCTATAACGCTATGGATGGCACGCCGCTGGAGTTCGTATCTAATGCATTCCGCCTAGTCACACGACGGGATATAGCTGTGGCACCGGATCCCCTGGAGCCTATGGTTGTGATGGCAGATGGCGCCTATAAGCGTAAGCGCGGCGTGCGCTTAATCAACCCCATAGAGAGCAGCGTAGGGCGTATGAGTACTGCAATAGATAACCTACGCAGCAGCTTTGTATTAAATGCCAGTAACCCATTCATGAGTGTCCTAGTATTCGGTACTAGTGTGCGAGAGGGAGAGCTAGGCTCGCGGCAGACCTTCTACATGCAGCTACAGTCTACTAACCAGGACATCAGTACGGCAGTATATTCTACAGCGCCAGCCTATATGTTCAAGATGGTCAAGGCAGGGGCCATGGGCCAGCTATACGCGCGCGACTACCGTAAGGCTAATATAACTGATGCCTCGATGAATAACTTATCAGAGGATCAGCGCAAGTTTATGGCCATCAGCGTAGTTAGTCTAACAGCACGATTAGACCCACTGACTGATAAGAACCGCCGGCGCGTAACTAGCCCACTTAATAGAGCCAGCCTGGCCCTCTATAGAGCGGATCCGTTGATGAATATAGCGTTGAGTAGTCGCCTGCAGGTAATACGCAACTTCGCATATCAGCGGCCCGAGTCACTAGTATCTGAGATGACTAATCTAGGTAATCCTGATGGTATGAATCCCCGGGATAGTAAGAAACCCAAGTCATATCTAGACACGCTAATTGCATCGTTGAGTAAGGGAGACATGCGACTATTAGCAGAAACTGCATTCCCTGGTCTAACATCCAGAGTGGCTAACCCCCTCAACTTCGTACAGTACGAGAACTTCATTAAGTACTCGTCGGAACGGCGTACAGGGGGTAGACGGGTAGATATATATGCTGCAGATGGAGACTGGCTGGAGATGGGCGCGCCTACATCAATGAGGACAGAGGAGAGCAATATCCTGGGGACGATAGGGTCCTTCTTAGTTAATTTCTGGGGTAAGATACCACTAATCAACACACCCATTATGACGAGTCTAGCTGGGGGCGTTGCAGCCACTATGATTGCGGGCGCGATAGGCGCGATGATGAGTTTATTTGGCGTACTAGAGGGAGGTAAGCAGGCACGAGCTATAGATAACGTTATGACTGAGCTGCGTGTTCTATGGGCCAGTGAGGGGGCAGAACACTTTATTATAACGGCACCTCAGGCTAAGAGCCCCCTAGGAGAGAACCGCATGAAGTATGAGGTAAAGCGGGGCCGCTTCACCTATACGCTACACGCTAGTCCACCTGATGGCATGGGCGGAGAGGTAGGGAGGAGAATAGGTTATTTCCTCAATACTTTCATGAGCATGACTGCAAATGACGGGATGGATACTCTAATGGCGAGCGTATACGATGCCCCTATTATAAACGAGAGCACTGTACGCAGTATAACTGATAGGGACGATCTAATACGTAAATTAGTAGATAGTCTAGATGACGCTATAAGCAACGGGCCCGATAGCTTCCTAACTAAGATACTAAACCTACTAGATAGCGATATATCAATTAATAACGGGCCCGCCCCCTTCTCACAGAAGGCCTACTCACTACTAGGATTAAGCGAGGAGACATTCAAGATACAGTATGGAGATGCTGACTCATTCCTAAGACGTCGTATACGCCAGGTCATCGAGGAGACGATAGAGCGCGAGGTTATACGTAAGATATCCCTTAACCCCCGCCCTGGTGATGCCTTCATGATATCATCGCGCTTCCGTGGTCTGACATCAGACGAACAGATACGCATCATAAGCGCTAGCGTACTAAATGAACTAGGCTTCCTATTCAAGGAGATAAAGGAGAGGGCGCTGATAATGGCGGGGGCCACTACTGATATAGAAGTATTGCGTAGTCGCAATCAGAGAGTAGAGGACTGGGCTAATAAGCAGGGCGGCATTATAGATATAGAGCGGAAGAAGGCACCTCAATGGAAGCGTATATTCCACTGGGATAGCGGTAAGGCCCCCATAGCTGACCCTTCAGAGATAAAGGTCTACCCATTCTTTAAGGCGCGGCTCAGCGCACGGGGATCGCTTCAGGCATTAGGCGGCGGCATTATGACAGCCTGGGGGGGCATAGAGAGTCTAGATGTGGGTAGTGCATTCATAAGACTCGGCCGATCTCAACGAGATGAGTTATACACTGAGGCAGAGAGACAGCTACTTGAGGAGCATGCTGGTATGACAGTGCGTAACTCCATAACTGGTATAGTCACAGGTCTAATGGCTGCTAAAGCAATAGGAGCTATAGGCGCGGCAGTCGTAGCCGCCCCTCTAGTAGCAGCAATAGGGGTGGTAGCAATAGGTGTAGGTATAGCAACAGGACTATTTGCGTGGGGCTATAAACACCTAGAGGCAGCCACCAAGGGCAATGCCTGGCAGGACTTCAGTGAGGCTAGTGAGAGATTCTGGGCCGGCGTAGATAGAGCTATAGGTGACATAATAGGAGATAAGATACCCAGCGTCCTATCACTGGGTAATGATGAGATCAAGGGCGTCATTACATCAGGTATAGGTATGGCACTAGGTGTAATGTCACTAGTCGGGGCGGCTGCAAGCTGGTTCAAAGGTGCGGGCTGGGGTCTAATAGCTAAATCAGGCCTGGGGGGCTTTCTAGGAGGAGCTGCCATATCTGCTGTCCCAGGTGTACACGAGACACTGGCTCGTGGTAGTAGCGCCGCAGTAGAGGGTATGGGTAGGATAACAGGGTTGAATATGTTCGTCACGCCAACAGATTATCTACTAGCGCGTTATAAACAAGGGCCAGGTGGCATGACACTAGCTATGCCAGGGCGCGCTTTTCAATACAACGCGGATAGATGGGCCGAAGCTAGCAAGGACTCTACCGGTAATAGGACGGCAGCTATGCTGTTACCGACACCTGATGGAGGAGATAGTAACATACAACTACTAGATCCATTCACAGAGAGAGAGATAGCACGACGGGCCCGTCTCTTCAACGTAGAGATATTCGGACAGACCAGCTGGATCAAGTCAGCGCGGGCCAGTAGTGATTGGGGCTCCATAAAAGTATACGCTAGGCAGCAGATGCTAGGCCAGTATAAGAACAACATGGCGGCTATTCGCGCTATTGTATCAGACACTATGAATAAGCTAGCTCAGTCAGCTACTCCTTATAATACAGAGGTGGCCCGTCTAGCCATAGCCGTTAGTAAGACAGTAGGTGGGCCTGCACCCGCTACTCAATCTCGAGCCATTATAAACAATAATGGTAACTTCAGCCCCGAGCTGAAGGAGATAGCAGAGGAGGCAACACGACGGGGCCATATAGCACTAATATCTCAGGAGACCAGCGCCGAGCAGAATGGTAATACAGTAACAGTCACAACAAGACCCAGTGACGATAATAGTCTCTGGGTCAATAGATTAGATGGTAAACTTGATAGAGAGGTAATGTTACGTATGGGTTAGGCCCTCGTGTCAGGAATCCCCAACATTATTAGCTTGACTCAATCTACTCTAATAAGCTAAGATGGAGGGATGGATGAAATAAGCATAGAGCCAGTACCCCTGCGGATACTGGCTCTTTCCTAACTTTGCATTATTGGGATTAGCCCCTTGCTTACGGCATAGCTCTGGGCGAGATCAAGCCCTAAGAGTTCGTTTTTCTCCGTACCGTAACAGAACTGGTAAAACTCTACGGTGGAGATAATCAAGGCGGGAAGCGATAGGTAGAACGTTTACTGAATTCAAGCTGGGCAGTGCGACAACACTCGACTAGCTTTTTGTACTGTTTTTACTATCGCCCTATTGTTCCATCTGAGATACTTCCCGCCGTGATAGTTTGTTTTCAATGAGCCTACCTCTAATTTTCAGATGAAATGGGCGTTGACTAGACCAGATAATAGCACAATAGATAAAGCCTATTCGAATGTCCTGATAGAAGGTATAACCACATCTATCATAATTAATACTACCACCTAGGCTAAATATAAATGTACCGATGAATACATTGAGGCTATTATAAAGAAAGTATTCATCTAGTATATGCGTGCTATACTGTGATGTCACTATGCGAGGGGCTCCAACGTATTGAGGAGTGTCTTGGCCGACTGTATACGCCGGTAGATACGACTCGCTATAGCTGGATTCTCCTTGTTCACCTCCTCTATTACAATTTGCTTGAATCGGTCTATGGCCTCGAATTGCTTGACAGTCTCCATCAGTGAGCGCGCATCCTTCAGTAGTTGACGCTGCTCCTGCAACATAGATACCCATATTTCCTCCTTGACTTTCCTAGCCTTAAAAAATGGTTCATTATCAGCCGACTCGAGAGCTATAATACCTGCTTTAAGATCATTGAATATAGTCTGTAGCTGTGTCTGAGTATCAAATACAGAGCCATAAGGATACTCTACTCTCTCCATTATAGGCGCGCTTCTATAGGCGGTTACCCATTCACCTACCTGGCGCGCTGTAAGATCAACACCGTGCATAGATAAGGCGCGAGATATATCATTCTCACTGGAGCCCTTCTCTACTAACTGCACGACAAATTCTGTCATCCCACAGGCATCAATAGGGTGGCGGAGAGCCACCTTATAGTTATCCAGTGGTTCAGATATTACAGGGTCATTGAATAATCTCTCTAGAGCTACTAACCGCTCCCAGAGGGGCTGCCACTCAATAGTTCCTATAAGCTGCTTACTATCAAGTAGACTACCAAAGTCATTCTTCCAGTCCCGCAGTTCCTGCAGTATATTAGTGTAGTCTGCCATCATCTACCACGCTATTCAAGTAATCAGCGGCTGTATAGACATTACCCTCGACGATCTCAGGGATCTCGATGCGCTTATCCTCTTCCTCCATCTGCATACGAATATCAATGGGGCCTAATACAGGCATGATATCAGGATTAATCAGATAATTAAGTAATTGGATAGCAAAAGCATCAAACTTACGCTTAATGGTACTACTATCTACATTAAGACCGCCTGCAATGTCATTGCGACTGCGTTGCGTAGCCCAGAGCCAGGCAGCATGCCTGTATATATCGGGGCTAGTTCTCATAATTAAATACATGCACTTACGCACTGTATCATATGAAAATGTTCGATTGTAGCAAG